TACCACCATTAAAACATCCTCAAGAATTAGATTTAATATCATTAGATGATAGATTTACGGTGAAAACATGAGTGCTATAATAATAATCAACCCAGAAGACTCAGATGATGCCCGATATGAATGGGTAGAACCAGCTGCAGCTGGAGATGAAGAGGAATAATTATGCCATTACCAAACGCTGACAAAGATAAGAGATTATATGCACTATTAAAGACCCAGGATTTAGAAAATCTTAGCTATTCAGATTTTCAAAGTGTAGCGGAAAAAGTATTCGTTGAGGGTGTTAATGAAGATGATTTGAGAAGAATAGTTTTGATTCAATTGGCCAGAATGAGTGTCGCAGGTGAATGGAATGGTTTTCTAAATTCTGGTGGCGGTGGTTCAGGATCTGGGGAATATGGATTTGGGGCAGTTTTCAATTCATCAAATGATACCTATGTGCCGGGTGATGGTGCGCCTTTTGGCGGTGCGGCTCAATCAGTATCTACAATAGGAACTAATCTTCCTATGTGTTTTCCTTTTGTGTCTCCTACTTCTGCAAACATTTCTAATTTTGAACTAAGAGTTAATTCAACATCAGGTGGAAGTAATATTTTACAGGTTGGAATTTATGCAGACTCAGGAGACGGTTATCCTACTTCTCAGATAGGTGGTAAAGCCGATATTAATTGTAATACCGCCGCTATAGTATCAGCCTCACCTGCCTCGACAATTAGTCTAGTTAGAGGCACTAAGTATTGGATAGTTTATACTTGGACTTCAAACTATGCAGCAGGGAACAGCCCTTCGATTTGGATTAATACTCAAGGCATGGGAACAGGTTGGAATTCAACAATAGGTCAAGGAAGTAAATTAAACATGCAAGCAAATGGAATTTCAAACAATACTCTTCCCGGAACAATGCCTACTTCTAATTATTCTGCTAATTTCAATAAAAAAATAAGGTTCGGGATTAACTTTGCCTAAGCCAAAACCAGATCAAGTTATTCGACATGAAATTGTTCTTGGTCGAGTCGAAAGAGAATTGTTAGAAACTGCAAACGCCGCTTATACTTTCAATAAAGTCAGTAATCCATTAGTCGCACTAATTTCTGATGTTTCGGCTGTAACTTTAATCCTATCATTAATTGCTACCTATTACGGGTTCAAATGGGATATAGGAACTAAGGTTTTTGATAATGCGGCCGATGCTTATGCAGATTTTGTTCCTTATTATGACACATTTATTGCGACCGCCGCACCACTTGGAACAGCTAGGGGTGGATTGAGAGTTTTACTTGATGCTTTAATACCGGGCAGTCCTTTCAATACTGGACTGTAGAATTTGCCCTTTATACCCACTACTAAGGGAACTTTTTCCAAAACTTAAACCTATTATTCTTCAGTGCTTTGTTCTCAGCCCTCAATTCGTCAATTATTTCTAAATTCTTTGACATAGCTCTTTCGTAGATTCTTTTCTCAAATGGTGCATAGTATCTCAAATCCGGGTGTTCTTCTAATTTAAAATTACGAATTAATTTACCAGATCTAACATCCATTTTTAAATCTTCATCGTAAACATATTCATGTATATATTTCGGTTGTTCATAATACCATATAATTGCATTAGAAACATTGTCAGACATTTGATTCTTTCCTGATTTATTTTTAATTAATTCTGATGCTCTACGGTAGAGAGTAAACGAATGCAATATCTTTCCAGTACTCATGGATTATACACCACCAAACCGGCATCTAACCAACACCTTCGGCAACAAAACCAAGAAAACGAAGCACTAGGATTCTTTCCATATCTAACCACTTTAACTTCTCCGCAGTCTTTTTCTTTACGACAAACCATACATTGAGTTCTTTTGTTTTTGAATCTAAACCCCAATTCTTTCCAAGTCGGCATTATTCCACCTCGCTTAATTTATGACCAGCTGATTCAGGACATGACATTGATTGAATTATTCTTACATCTTCAAAGGTATTTACTAGAAATACCATTTTACATTTAGCGCATCTTAAATTCATTCAACCACCCATTCATCCAGATCGAAAGTCTTCTCCCAAACACTGAAAATAATGTCATTTCTATTTCCGCCACAAGCTAACAAACATAATTCTCTCAATTCCAAGTTATTTGATGGTGGATTAGAATTGTAACCGGCTTTAATAAAATAGCCACCTTGTTTAAGCATTCTAGCTGCTATTTTTTGACACCTAGAGGCCTTATTAGACTCAGCAGAATAAAGGTTTGATGTGCCATACTTATCCTTTGACATTCGGTCGCTGAATGGTGGGTCAAATATAACAAAATCAAATTTTTGATTATTAAATAAGTAAGGTGGTTGCTCAAGAAAATCTAAAGCATCCAAATTATACTTAGCTAGAGTATCTGGATTAATGTCATTTGTATAATAGGCATGAGTGCAATTTCTAGCAAAAGGGTCTATTCCAACTCCTTGACCGTATTTCAATAATAATTTTTGAAATTCTTTTATTTTGTGCGTCTCTCTTTCCGGCTTGTTGTTTCGTCTACGATACATCATATTATTGATTGAGAGGCCACAGGGCTATATAATACACCCGGAAATAAAACCAAAAGAAAAACTTCGTTTTTTTTCGCTTTTTTAATTGGGGTTAGGCGATTGCATATCGCCTGAATGATATACATTCGCACCGATGATTAACTAATAAGATTAGGGGTTGGGGTTGGGTGCCGATTAAGAACCGGTGTGGGTTGGATGGGGTTATGATGACGGAACTATATATCGGATTTTCTTTAATTTTGATAGGATTTTTTATAATTTTTAAATTGATTTTTGACTTAGCTAAACAAATTGATGACGGATTGGATGATTTAGATGAAAAATTGGCTTTGGCAATTAAGTCGGTAATGGATAACATACCAGGTTTTGGAAATTCTGAACCTGTTAATCCCGTTCAAATGGCAATCGCCCAGTTGATAGGGAATATGAATCGCCCAGATCCTACAATTATACCGCCAAAAATCATTGAAAGGGATGCCAAAGGGCTTTTTATGTCTGAAGATTAAATACTGAGTATCATTCACGAACTTCATGGCACGAAAACGCAAAGCCCAGAGAAGGCGCTCACCCAAAACAACATCGTTATTGAATTTAACAGAATCTTATCTTTATGCTTCTGTCTTAACTGAAGGCGCTATGGGAACTACACCGGTCGGCTTTGTAACAGGGAAAGCAGATTTGGTAACTAAACCTACATTTATGCCTTTAACATATACAACTGAGATGGTTCAGTCTGGGGGAGAAGCAATTTCACTTAGAGATATTATTTCAGAACCCGACCAAGCATTCAATATAATTCAAAGTAATGTAATGGCTAACTATGTGCCAATGATTGCGAAAAGCGTTGGTATCAGAATCGGGTTCAAGCTAGGCAAAAAATTACTTCGCGCACCTATTTCTAATGTAAACCGCACAATTTTCAAACAGTTAGGCGTTGGAGTGAGATTATAATGGCCACTAATACTGTAACAGGTGTATTAAATACATCAGACGGTCGAAAAATACCTCTTTCCTCAGAAATTGCGGAATCCACTGAAGCAACCCTACAAACTAGTGTAGCATTTACCGTAACCGCACAAGATATAGGAGATTACATGCCTAACGCCACTATCGTTTCAGGCCTTGTAACTGCTTTGAATGGTATCAGTTATGCTTATATTCTTCGTCAAGGACTGATACTCGCTATTATTCCAGTTTGCGTTAATGGTGTAGCTTCACAAACTCCTATGCTATGCAGACCGGTTACTCTTCAGCCTGGTGATGTTCTTCGGGTTCTCACTTTGACTGCAACCGAAAGAGATGCCTGTCTACAAGTTTACACGAATAGAGGCGTTGATAGACTCTTTGTCGGCACCCCAAGCGGATCTGGCACAACAAATTTATTGGACTTACAAACTGGCAATCAAATCGGTAACACTTTGCAGGGTCAAACTTGTATGAAAGCAGTTTTCACTTCAATTGATGGTGCAAAGATTGAGAGTCCGGGTGGCGGTGCTCAAGTTTTCGATAATCTGGGTAATATGGCGGGCGCGGTTACTTGCACCGACCCATCTTCAATGCAACCTGTAATGTCTCAAGTAATGATTCCTGTAAAACTAAATTTCACATCTTCAGTATTAACCAATGCGTGATTACAATGGCAAAAAAATTGACAAAACCTCAAGCCATGAGAAGATTAAATGAAATGCGAGCTAAAGCATTAAAGTTATTTGGAAATGGCGACATGTCAATGAAAGATTTTGGTGCAATTGACAGAATATACAAAACTGTTAAGCGCACTATGCTTCAAAACCGATTGAAATAAGTGATTACATGCCATTACCTAACGCTGAAAAACGATCTGGTAGAGTCTACACATTATCTCAGAATCAGACATTAGAGACATTTGCGACCGGAGATAATCCGACTGTAATGGATATTGGGAAGCCATTAAGTGTTGAGCAGTTAAATGAAGATGAATTAAGAAGATTAGTGTTATTAAAATTAGCAGTTACAGCATGTAAGGGCGAGTGGAACGGGTTTTTATCATGAAAAGATACAGAAGTGTATCTATTTATTATAGAAATAATCAAAAAGTGTTTAAAAAAATACCTAATGTTCTAGTATTTGTTGATGAAAAGAAGAATATCCCGGAGAGAGTGTATACACTACCACCATTAAAACATCCTCAAGAATTAGATTTAATATCATTAGATGATAGATTTACGGTGAAAACATGAGTGCTATAATAATAATCAACCCAGAAGA